CTGCTAAGGGTTTTAGAGATGGTTTTTATTTACGTGCAAAGTTTAACAATAAGGGAATGGTCTCTTTCCAGTTCCTTACGCACAGATCAGTCAGGAGGCCCAAAAAGTATGTAATCCAAGCGTCGGATCGATGGTCAAAATGCCATCGACTAGCCGCCACAACAGCAGTATTACTTGAAGACTACGAGATCTGGGTCCCAACAGATGGTAAAAACAATGCAGGGATAGTGTCTTAACAGGTGGTGCAAAGCACCAATTTTTATTTCCGCTTTCTACGAACACGCTTCGGAGTTTCAAGGGCGGCCAACTCTTTGCGCTCAATCATGACATCATCAATTTGCCTGTTCAAACGCTGCGGCAGAGTGCCACCTGTCCTCTCAACTTTATCTTTAGAAGCGATTTGCTGCCTAGCTATATCAGCGAGTGCCTTCGTCTCATGCTCTCTCTTATCACGTGCGAGGCGTTGCTCGGGAGTTCTGCCTCTGCGATTCCGCTCGGAAATATAGTCAAGGCCTGCCTTGGCTAAAGTTCCACCAATAGCACCGAGCTGCGGCATACCAAATGCCGCTCCCAATGCGGTACCAGCTGGAATGGCAACCGTTGACAAAGCACCAATAACTTTATTAAACCACTCTCCAAGTGGATTCATACCTACAGGCACGTAAGTATCTAGATGGTTCAAAGCCATCGCATAAAGTTCTAATGCCAACGGGCAATAATCAGTAGGAGGGCGAGCTAATGAAACCAGAGTGGTTTCAGCTGGGCCAGGAAAACGTTCAAGATAATACTTGACTGTGATCCGTAGGGTAGACTGGGAATTTAATCCCGAGAATCTGGATTGACTAACATTCCAGGGGAGTACGCAACACTCCAAAGGCACCTGCGGTTGCACTGTCCAACCAGAATAGTTGAAGACGCCTTCGGAGTGGGGGTATTCCTGGTACATCGCAATCTGATTAGATATCAAACGCTTGGTTTGATTTGTTTGGTCTCCCATTGTCCAAACATTGTATACTCCTAAATCAGACGCCCATGTAGAGGCACCAGGATACTGTGCCATACTTGGCAAAGTAGTGGGGGGGACTCTGGTGAAAGTGAAAGGTTCCACTCTTTCCGACTCATCCAGCCCATTGCGTAATGCGGCTCCACGCATAACTCCCAAATCAGTTGTCACACTAGTAACACTACCTTGACGAAACAGGGTAGACGTGACATCGTGAACTTCGAAACCACCAGCAATTAGCCTAAAGGTGCCGGTTGCGGCTTCGACGGGGAATTGTACGGAGTTGTCGTGAATACAAGCAGCATCGGTTAACCAATCTGAGTCAGCCGGACACGAAATTACATTAACACCAGGGTACAATTCTCTGGTATGCAATTGGGTGTCACCGATCTTGCCATCAATAAATGAGTATGAAAACAGTTTCTGTTCTGATCCGTCAATAACGAGCGGAACAAAAACTATATCACAATCCCAAGTAGTGGTGGGAATAGTAGCGGGTTTCGTAACATCCATGGTTTTAGTTATCACCTGGACAATAGACTTAGCTTGATTGTCGTCGGGGAAACCACAGGGTGCGAATTCGGCGTCACAAAAAGGGTCCAACGCATGTATCAGCCACCTGAGCGCGTCATTTGGTAAAAGTTGAGCGCGATCAAGCCGCATAAGAACACGACGTGTATTGCGGTTAAGATTAATACTATCATAAATTTCTTCCATACTAATAAAAAGGTTGACTTCGATATCAACCACCTTCTCACTAGTACGGCCACAATAAGGGACGGAAGTCGGAGGCGCTCACGAAGAGCGACTTTGGGGATTAACAAAACTGGTGTGCGTCGTCAAAGCAGACGCCCATGTCAACTTTTAACACGGACTCCATCAAACTGCTTTCAACAACGCAAGGTAGGTGCTCAACGTTCGCGATCAACTCTGAAAATTTCGCGATGTCATGTCGAGTCAACCCGTAGGTAATCAAAAATCGGTCGTAATACTCCGATTCGGAAACCCTACCGGCCACGCCGCCCACAGACTTATACTCCCAATCTGAGCCCAAGTCTTCAGTACCGTCGCCTAGTCTAGCATAACACCGTATCACATCAGATATAACAGGAATGTGCATTAAATGTTTTAGACCATCGGCTACAGACTTAGCTCGGGCTGTATGGGAAAAGACTTTGAACGGGTGGGCAGACCACCCAAGTTTGGGTAGGAACCTACCCAGTTTTGGAACCATAGCTACTCCGTCGGGCGTAATGATGGGCCTCATAGCTAGAAACTCAGACTGAAAGTCGTGAGCGACTAGATTCTTCGTGAGGACCAGCCCACATTGATTGCACAAGCGCTCGTATTTTTGAAACCACACACGGGTGGTCTCTAACCTAGCACTCGAGGCAATCCAAACATCATCTCCTTTGTTACAAAACAAAACCTTGAATGGAGGAGGGCAGTAATGAACGAGGCACCACATAAACAAACAATGGTTTATGGTTGTCCACTGAACACCTGAACCCAACCCATGAGAGGCTGAGTAGTACATAGGACCCGAAAACTTGGTCGGGCGTGTACGACCCCAGAGAGGGATGTTGGCAGCCATGATAGCGTCCCACGGTGTATCACGAAGACCGGGAAAAGCGCGCTTAAGTTCAGCAGTCAAACAGTGGTTTACTACTGGTTCCTGAGTACTGTCCATGCGCTTTCCGTCGGCCTCGACGAAACACCTAACTGGAAATTTAACGCGTCCCAGTATAGCCGCAGCAAGTTTTGTGTCACTATATCCGTACGGGCATAGGAATGATATTGTTTCATGTTTATATTGGTTCACAAACTTGACGAACGTTTTAGTATAAGAGTAAACGACAGGGCCAACAATAAGATTGGCTACAGGTGTGCAGCCTTGTATGGCACGTGCGCAGAACTCTTGATATAACTTCAAGTTATTCTCTCTTTTAACGAACATTTTATGTAAACCAAAATTGTATGCATCAAACATATCATCCTCACCACGTTTGTACAGTTTCCGTTTTGCTGGTTCAAGATGTTGCCACCAAGCGTCCCACAGGTAGGTGAAAGCCCATTGTGGTGGGAGAGGGGCGTTACTGAACACAGAAACTACGTTGGTATAAACCAATGCACCGGTCAATCCTATACGATTAGTAACACGGCCTGTTATGGCCTCAAACTCATTGTGACGACATGACATTGCTGTGAACGGTCGGATACCTGAGTAGCCAACCCCCCACAATATGCAACCAAGCCTAGGATCACAAGGTTTTTCAGACACAACGCCGCGTACAGAACTACCATCAGAAACACCGGTAGCGATTTTACGCTCACGCCCTTGGGGACAAAATGCTACAGTTCCTCCTAAAGGATATTGCCCTGCAGCTATCTGTTCCTCCAATGCATACCGATGTTTAGACCAAGTACGGAAAGTGACTTTTTGTGCGCTCTTTGCGCCCCGAGCACACGAGGGGCGATTATGAAAACCCGAGCAAATGCGGACAAAGACATACGTGATCCAGAGGCCGCACAGTGTAATAACAGTAGCACTGACTTTATGACCTCGGAACCAACGCATAAACCACAATATACGCATGAGTTTAGGATAACGATCGCGATAATAAGACACAGACTGTACAACGTCAGCGCCTTTCGCTTTCATACTGTTAACAGCACTACCCATCGCGCACCAACACTGGTCGCAAGTGGATTTAGCTTGATCAACAGCTCCCGCACCATACTTTAAATGCAGCTTATGCAAGTCTTTAGAAGCACGTTTCACTAGGGGTTTCTGGGCCGCCACACCGCGGCCCACGAGTTTGGATACACGACGCCAAGCAGACACTAACATAGAATAAGCAACGTTAGGTTCATATGGCGAATGTATCAGCACAGGATTTTCTACGGGTTCGGTATTCTCTACAACCGCACTAACAGCTTGTAACACTACATTACTTGTTGGTTGAACATGCGAATGTTGCGTGATGCGGGCTATACGTTCGATGGTGCGAGCATCAAGCTCGACGGGCTTGCTACGTGAAAAATACCAATAGCCGCCTACACCGATCATTAGTCCGCCAGCAAACAAAGCGCTAGCAATCAAAGCACGGTTTTTCGAGATACCAGCAGCAAGGCACGCATCGCCAAATCTGCCCCGTGAGAGAGCCTCCCACACAGTAAACTCGTGGCGCAAAGAGTCAGCAATAGCTCCTTGTCGCCCTTCCTCGTACGCAAAAGCATTGGCCGCCGCCAAATGTTCATTATAGGCGGTGGAAACGCGTGAATACACGTTTTTCAGCTTTTCTTTCACTACGAGTGCGTTGGCCAACGAATACGCATCCTCAGCAAGAGCGATACGAAAGTGATTAAACACTTCGTTGACCTTTGGCATGCTGCCTTTTGTACATGCCCATGTTTTGGTTTTATTCAATGCCTCTTCATACTTGGCATTAAACTCCGCCATGGCAGCAAATTCCTCTTCAGCTTCACTAGAGACTTCAGACACTATGTCATCTATTGAAACACGAAGCCCATAACCAGCTCCAAGGAGACCACCAGAAGTCACCCTAGGGCCGGAATGGCGTGGGAATTTGTTATAAGGGTCAAATAGGATGAAAACATCATCCACGGCCTTATTAGTGACAAATTCATGAGAATAGTCACCCATAAAACCATGAACGTCAACCGCTTGACAGTTCTCCTTTTCTAAGTGTGCCAAAGTCCTTTGCAGCAAGTGAGTATCTCTAGTGAACACTCGATTCTTGCGTTCATACTTCTTGCGCTTAGGTGGCTCCTTATTAGGTTTAGCTTTCTCGCGGGTCGGCGGCTTACGCTGCTGCGCCTTATTGTTGATACGGTTGGCCTTCTTGCCCTTCCAGGAATCTTTCGCGTTGTTAATGTTGTTTTTATTCGTCATTAACTCAGCTACAGTCTTCCCAGTCGGTTTAGGTAGCGGAACCGGAGTTGTATTTTTACTTGCATCTTCATTCAACTTATCGTCATTCATCTTGGCTCTTATTGTTCATTGGTGTGGTGTGTTTTAGGCCCACATGGCCAGGAACCGGCCCACCGCTCCGGTTCCCATGTTGACAGGGTTTCAATCGTGCGAACACACACTCAACTAATCAACTCCATACACTCATACCAGCCTTGCTCTTCGTTCGTTAAGACGGTCTCACCAGGTCTCAGGCGTCATCTAGCCTTACCCTGGGTCCTCACCACTTTTCATGGTGCCCCGACCTACGGTTACCAGCCGTGTCGGTCATACGCTCGACCAAATAGGCGTACCCAGCGACCTCGGCCACAAGTTACCGCGAGCCCCAAAGACTCCCATAGCAGCTTTAACTCTTACCCGGTATAATTGTCTTCCATTAATAAGAAAAGTTTTGGCATATTCAAAGACAGCGCCCATTAAGGGATATCACGGCTTTCACGGAACAAGAGGATGTTACTCCAAAAGGAAACCTCAGGGCTTGATTTTCACAATACTTTCTGCTACTCACGATTCCGTTGACTTATTACAATTAAACCTTCGGCTATGGTACTAACATTGGGGGGCGGTCACACATGACGGCGACCACTGGTACCTATGGGTGTCTTGGCGCCCCCACGATCGCAATTGACTAAACAGTTTATAAACGATAACACTCCTTGTTAAGGGGGGTCACACCGGTACGTGTACTGTAATAACCATA